CTCAAGTCAAATGTTCTAACTCCATCAACTGTGATACGTCCGTAGAAACGGTTGTTAACCATTTTCTTAGCGTAACGTGTCATAATACCTTTAATAGGTGTGAAGTTGAATGGGTTGTACATTGTAGGAGTTAATTGTAGAGGTACGTACGGTGCGTAGATGTAACCTGTGTCTAACAATGATGTTCCTTTGTGACCGATCAAAACTTGGTTTGATGGGAAATAAGGATCACGATAAACTTGGTAACGTCCTGACAAAGTACCTACTCTTTCGATACCCATGTTGTACTGATCTTGCTCAGGAGAAGCATTTGATACGTGGAAGTATTCCAAGTCATCAAAAATTGCAGAAACCTCAGAAGATACAACAATCCAGTTAGCACCACCTCTCAAAGTAGATTTGTGGATTTGTGCTGACAATTGGTTGATTGCTGTAATCAAAGTTTGGTTCCAATCTTTCTGAGTGTAAGAAGTTTGTCCTTGAATTCTTCTCCATCCGTTGTAATCCCAACGTAAGTTCCATGCCGCACCTTTACGTAAGTCACGAAGGATCTCACGGTCGATCTCAGCTGCTACTTGTTCTGACAACAATGCTGTCAATTCAGCTTCAGCGTCGATGTTGTGGAATGCCGCAACGTCTTGAGCTAATTCAGGAGACCATTGTGCTCTTAGTTTTCTTTCTGTAACAGATACAGTTACTGACTCAAGGTCAAAAGAAACCTCACCAATTTTGTCTTCAAATTCTAACTCTTCGTAACGTCTCCAAACACAAACAAATGAATCACCTGAGTTTGCAGTGTTGATAGTTGTTCCTGTGTAACCATCTAAAGAAGAAGCATCACAGTTAGCACATACAGGACAAGAAAGATCTACTTCAAGGTAGATACATCCGTTACCATCACAAACATCGTAGAAAGATCCACCGTTTCCGTCAGAAGCCCAAGTTGTTTGAGTTGTGTTACCGTACTTAACAATTCCTTTACCATATTGTTGTGTAACAACTCTGAATAAAAGTGGAACTGCGTTTCCGTCAGCGTCCTCAAATGGACTACAAGCACTGTCACCATCAACGATGATGTTAGCTGTGTTAGCATAAACTCTTAAATCAGAAAGGAATGTTTCAGTGTCAACCTCGTTACCATCAGGTCCGATCAATTTACCGTAACCTGGAAGATTTGAGAATCCACAAAGTTTAACGATAATTTTTCTGTATACACCTGTTGTGGTAATTGCGTAATCTTCCAAATTACTTCCATTCCATTTTTGAATATCGGCTTCTGAAGTTACCGCTGACCAACGACCTTTTGAGTAATCAAATAGTCCTGGAGGATCTAAACCTGCTTCAGCACCTTCATAAAATAAATCATAAAGATTTTTAGTGTATTTGTCATTCGCACCAGCAGCTCCTGCAGGTACTGTGTTGTAACCCGCTTGAGGATCTCCAGGATAGTTACCTGGTGAACCTACAGGTGCGTAGTGATCACCTGATTTACCACCATTGATGTCTTCAGCAGTTCCTCCTGAATAACCTTGAATTTTTGGTACAAAGTAGAACAATTTACCAATAGGTAAGTTCATTGCTTGTACTGATACGATGTCGTTAGCCAACAATTTAGAGAAAACTCTTCTTACAATTGGGAAAACAACAGTTTCAAATGCTCCGTTAGAACCTTCACCTGTCGCTTCGTTGATTAAGAAAGAAGCTTGGTTTTCATAAAGTTGTGCTACGTTTTCTTTTAGGTGGCCTCTAAGACCTTCAAGGAACCCTAATCTGTCCCATTTGTTAATTGTATCTTCTTTGATAACTTTAAGGTGCTTAAGACCGATGTTACCAACAAGACCTGATTCTAATAATGCTCCCATTTTTAGTTTTATTTTTTTGGTTTATTTATTTTATTTTGTTCATGAGATCTTTCATTCTCATAAATTGAGGATTCTCATAAGTTGTAGATTCGATCAAGTTAGTTGATGATCCTGTATTGATTGTGTTTGAAACTTTTCTTTCAACAACAGATTCATTCAAGTTTGTTGATTCATTAACTACAGAAGTACCTAATTCCTCTTTGATTTGTTT